GGGCGGCCCCCAGGTGCAGAGCATTCGAGGCCACCGCATCGGCAATTTTGGGGAAGATACCGTTGGGCTGAAGGATGGCGTGCGACTGGATGGCAGCGACCGGCCGATGTCGTATCGGGTGCGGACGACAGCCGACCCGAAGAACGGAGACCCCGGCTTCCGTGAGATCCCGTCAAACTCGTTCATTCTCTTTTGCGAGCCACAGGAGACGGACGCGGATCGTGGGCTGACTGCGCTACATCATGCGATCAACCATGTGCGTGACAAAAAGGATACGATCGGGTTCGAGAAGACCGCGATCAAGAATTTGTCGGCATTCACTGCGGTCCTGAAAACCAAGTCTGGCACGACCGATGCCGACGACTGGAATGAGGATGCTGCAACATCAACGGATCCAACGAACATCACCCTTGCACAGATGCAGAGCGGGCAGATCCCGGTAATATCGACCGAGGAAGATTTGCAGGCGTTCAGGAGTGATCGTCCATCGCCGGCCTTCATGGGTTTTCTTGAGTTTCTGATTCGCGAGATCGCCGCAGGACTTGGGATACCGTATGAGTTTGCGTGGAATTCGGAGAAGATCGGCGGCGCGGTGGTTCGGTTTGTATTGGAGAAAGCACAGCGACGCTTCGATGAACGGCAGAAACATTTCGCAACCAAGGTTTTGCAGCGGATTTGGGGGTACGTGATCGCGGACGCAATCGCACGCGGTCGACTGCCCGATGATCCGCGCAAGTTTATCGTTGAGTGGCAGCCACCGGCAGCGATCACGGTTGATGCGGGGCGCGATGGCAACAGCGACCGGCAGGACGTGCTGATGGGGCTGATGTCGGAGTCGGATCACTACGCAATGCGAGGGCTCGACCGGCGCCGGAAGCGGAACCTGATCGAGAACGAGGCGGACGACCTGCTGCTGCGTGCCAAGCGACTTGTCGATTCGCACGGCATCACGCTTGAGATGGCAATCCAGCTTCTCCGTCAGACCGCGAGCAACCAATTCACAACGGCGTTTTCTCAGCCGAGCGGGAACGCCGGCCAACTTCCGCCGCCATCATCGCCATGAGCACCTTTCGATTCCTCCGTATTCGCGAGATCCTTGCCCAGCCGTGGCTCATTACGGCGGAGGGGTACGATGCCGTCGCCTCACTGGTTGATCGGCACGCAGCCATGACGACGGCCGACTTCGCCGCCATGAAGATGGATGGCCTCTTCGATGCACCGCCTCAGATGGCCATCGACAAAGAGACCGGAATCGCGGACATCCCGATTCAAGGCGTGATCGGCAAGGGGCTTTCTAAGATCGAGAAATCATGCGGGGCCGTGGGGACGGAAGACATCACGAGCAATCTGGCTTTGGCAATGGCTGATCCTTCGGTCAAGGGCATCTTGCTGAACATCGCTTCCCCTGGCGGCACAGTCAATGGAACGCCCGAGGTGGCGTCAGCGATCCGCGAGGCGGCCGGTCGCAAGCCAATCGTCGCGTTTACGGATTCGCTGATGGGATCTGCTGCGTACTGGATGGGCTCGCAGGCCAGCATGGTGATCGCGTCCGAGTCCGCGAGCGTGGGTTCAATTGGAGTGTATATCCCTGTGACGGATATGTCCAAGCGTGCCGAGATGGCCGGCGTCAAGGTGGATATAGTCAGGAACAAGGAGGGGGTTTTCAAGGGGATGGGCTACGCTGGAACCACTCTTACCGAGGATCAACGTGGACACCTTCAAGAGCGGGTTGACGAAATCTTTGCCATGTTTGCGGGGGCCGTGCAATCGGCCCGCACCGTTCCGGCCAGCGCAATGCGCGGGCAATCCTTCCTCGGCTCCGAGGCACGCAAGCAGGGGCTGACCGACGACGTTGGAGGGCTCGACCTTGCGCTGCGAAGCTTGATGGCACTCATGCCGCTTAAACGCTAAGCGGACAAAGCCGGTACTTGTAGAACTATGACAATTCCCGAACAACTCGCACAGGCGCTTGCCGACCTTGCTGCATCCAATCAGGCACTTGCTGCGGAGCGGGTTGCCGTCACGACTTTTACCAGCCAGCTCGCCGAGTTGACTGCGAATAACAAAACGCTTTCTGTCGATCTCGAAACCGCCCGATCTTCTGTATCCGCTTTAGGCGGTCAGGTTGCATCGCTCGGCTCCGAGGTTGTTACGCTGAAAGCTGCGGCGAAGACCGCGACCGAGCAGGCTACCGAAATGGCCGCACGGATTGGCGTCTCGCCTGTAGCCGCTGCCAGCGGGACGGGCTCCGAAATCGCGGCCGACATGACGCTGGATGAAGTCCGCGCCGCACTCAGCAAGACGACCGACTCCCGCGAACGCGGGCGACTCACCATGCTTTCCCGCAAGATTCGCGGGCTCCAATAACTCTTAGAAATTAACTCAACTCCAGTCACTACATGCCTACTCTAGTTTCCTCTGAAATCCTGATGGATGTCCTTCAGGCGTTCAAAAATCAGATCCCTGCGATCAATCGCATGGGTACGGACTTCCGCGCTGACTCGCTCAAGCTGAACCAGACCTACACGGCGCACATCGCCGGCCTGCCAACGATTGCAACCTACGATACCTCGACTGGATATGCGAACGGCGCGACTGCTGCACGTACGCTCCTGACGGACCTGCCGATCACGGTCAACCAGCACAAGCACGTTCCGCTTAAGTGGACGCATCTCGACAATATCAAGGACCAGAAGTCCAGATATAACGAGGTGGTGGCCAATGCTGGATACGTTCTGGCCAAGGCGCTGATCGATGACATCCTGTCCGGAGTAACGGAGGCGACCTTCTCTCAGGAGACGATTTACACCGTCGCCAACTCCGATCTCGACATGATCGTGGAAGTCAACGCGAACCTGAATAAGCGGAAGGCTCTGCCGACCGGCCGCGTAGGCATCGTGAATTCGGATGTGGCTACGACGATTGGTGCCGACACCCGCGTCATGTCCAAGGATTATTACGGCCAGATCCAAGGCGGCAATGGACTTCGCCGCTTCGCGAACATCGGCGGTTTCTCGGAAATCTTTGAGTATTCAGATTTCCCGACCAACGCACTCGACGCATTGACGGCGGTTACGGGCACCGCCGCTACGGACTTGATCAACAAAACCGCGCACGGGCTTCTTGATGGTGAGGCGGTCGTATTCACTTCTGGTACGGGCTTTACGGGAATCGTCGCCGGCACCCGCTACTTCGTCCGCGACGCTACTGCGAATACCTTCAAGCTTGCCGCGACCCGCGGAGGTGCAGCGATCGACATCACCGCTGATGGCAGCGCTGGTGTGTTCACCGAATGCGCGATGACTGGTTTCTTTTTCGAGTCCAGGGCGATTTCCGTCCTCGCTGGCATCCCGGAAGACTTCAACGGCGCGATCGCCGCGCAGCTTGGCATCCCGCAGCTGATGGGATACGAGGCCGTCACGGACCCCGACACGGGTTTGACGATGGCTGCTGTGTCCTGGCAGGAGCTTGGCACCGGTAACGTCTACTGGGCTCCCACGATCGTGTGGGGCAAGTCGATGGGCAAGCAGCTGGCCGCAACCGCTGCCGGCGGGCTGGTTGACTACGCCGGAAACCGTCTGCTCTCGAGCTGATCACGATGTCGCTTCACGTTGTCATCGGCTTTGATGGGCCGTCTCAGACCGCAACTCCTTCCGTAGTGTACCTCGGCCGCGACGGAAGTGAGGCGGAGTCGGCCATCAAGGCGTCATCGGTGTTCCGATACGAGTCGTTTCGCAATCCGGCCGGAGTGCGCAAGCACAACCCGAATCACCGGGCGTCCGAACCGGCGCAGAAGCCGGCCGCGAAAAAGTAACTTGGGTTAGCTGTGTTCTTGGTTGTCTGTCGCCCCGCCCGAAACGGCGGGGCTTTTTTCTAACATGACTTTTGAGGAAGAACTTGAATCGGGATTCGCGGAGCTTGCGGACATTGCCGGAGCGGCCGCAACGTTCGGCGACACTGCGCTGCAAGTCGTGGTGTCCGCGCCGACAGCAGCACAGCAGCAGGTTGATATTGCGATGGGCAGACCCTACGTGGTGCGAATTGAGGTTGCACGGTCCACGCTGCCAACCATTCGCCCGAAGGTGGGCGAGGTTATCGACATAGGTGGAATCAAGCACGACATAGCGGACATCCTCAAGCACGACCCGACAGATCCGACCATCGTTTACATCTGCCGAACAACTGGCAAGCCGTGATTGAAGTTACGATACAGGCCAAGCTCGCGGAGGTGAATCAGGCACTGAACGAGTACGTTGCGGCAGCCCGCAAGAGTCCGGACGAGGTGCTGGAGAAGAAGGGGCGGGATCTCGCCATCAAGGTTTTCCAAGGCTTCTGGGCGCAACGGTTGAAGGCCACGAAAGCACAGAGGAAAGCGCAAGCAGGATTCAGGGGTCCGGCGTTTGATGAGGCGAAGGCGCGAGGCTGGCGGGTCAAGATCCGGAGTGGGCTGAAGTTGAATGCCAATTACCGGCTTGCACGTGCGAAGACCAAGGGAGGCAGGACCAAGCGCAATGGACTCAGCGACTACGCACTACTGGTCGCGCAGGAGTTGTCTATGCGGCAACGTGGTGCCGGGTTGCTCGGAGTCTCATTCCTTCATCGCCGTTGGCGTAGAGGCACGCGTACATCTACAGGCAGGACAGGGCGATACTTGTCCCATAATGTATCCAAGAAGCTCGGCCTGCTGTCCGCTGTCGAGAAGGGACAGAACGGCGATTCTCACTTCCTGCGGATCACGAATAAAACTCCAGGCGTCGCAATCGTGGACGCCAATAAGCAAATCATCGCGATCGCGCTTGAGCGTGTCCGAGCCGATACGCTGGTTTATTTGGAGCGTAAGGCGAAGGAAGCGGGCGACCGGGCACTAAAAACTCTTTCCTGACCATGACTATCCGAGAACTACGCGAGCAGATCCAAACCTACCTCTCGACAATCACGGCGCTGCCTGGTGTCGTCTGCCTGCTCGAGCGCGACGGAACAGACCAGAGCGAAGCGGAGACGGAAGCGCTGCGAACCAAGGGGCTCTTGATCGTGGTGCAGAATCTTGTCGGCTCGCTTGGCAGCCGATCTCAGGAGGGGCGACTACTGAAGCTGGATCTCGCGGTGCCCATCGCGATCATCGAAAACCCGATTATCAACCTTGGAGTTGGAGGTACCGGTATCGTTGGAGAGGATGCGTTGGAGACAATTGCCCGCCACCTCATGGGCCGGGCTGGGCCGTTTGGAGCCATGGAGGTCAGCGGCGACTCATTCGGCCGCATCGATGAGGGCGACGGCGTGGTTGTGAATTACTTTGTTGTATCGGTTCCGTGGGTGATGAGGCCGAATTGGTAGCATCGGCGGGCCGTGGAAGCGGACAACGAGGCAAGGGTAGAGCTTTAACCTCCCTTGATCCATGCCGCTGCCCACCTCTCCATTTGATACCGCCAAGTCCATCTATGCTGGACTTTCCATCATCTCCCTCAAGATCCCGGCCGGTGGTTCGGCAGTCATCTATGAGGCCCGAAAACTCGACCAGCCGACTGAGCAAAGCGAGAAGTCCATTGAGATGCCTGATGCGACCGGCGTTCTTCGCCGCGTGCGGACCGTGCTGACCAACCAGCAGGAATCGTTTATGTTCGAGCTGGTGGAACCGAAGCGGCTACTGACGATCTTCGGAAATTCGCTTTCCGGCCGCAAGACTGGGACTTGTATTATCTACATTCCAGACCCGAACGACGCAGCCGGAAAGGTTGCGCTCACGAGTGAAACGGACATCCCGGTCACGGTCACGCGCGACGGAGGACTCACGTTCGGCGATGCTGATTTCACGAAAGCCACGATCAAGATTGAGTCCAACAAGCTCGGAGCGATCACGTGGACCGCTGACGCCAGTGTTCCTGCCTGATGATCTCACCAGCTACGACGCTTGAGGTTACGCTGATCGACGGGACGACCAAGGAACTCGTCGAGCTCAAGCGGCTTTCGCTTCGGCAACTGTATCAGTTTGTTGAAGTCCTGAGTGCAAAGGAAACGATCGACGCCATCGTGCTTGCGACCGGCAAGACGGTGGAATGGGTGGAGACCATGAGCGACGAAAGCTACGGGCTGCTTGCAGAGGCGGTGCACAGTGCAAATTTTCCGAGAGCCATGGCGCTCATCAAGAAAGATCCCGCCATGGCCATCGGCCTCGCACCGTACATCGGAAGAATGCTCAAGGCAGATGGCATGGTTGGCGGCGCAAGGTCGCAGCCCTTGCCCTCAGCGGAGTCTGCGGAGGCGAATGTGAGCGTATCCTCGACCTCCCGCACGACTGGATAAATTTCCTTTACGCAGAGATTGGCCGGCGCAACGCGAGCCGGGACTTGGCGATGATGGCTGTCGTCAGTCGAGCAATGTCGGGAGGAGACGAATACGGAAAGCTTTCTGCAACGCTGGCAAACAGCGCAAACTCTTAGACCATGGCTACCCAATCTGAAGTCACGTTACTGATCCGGGCACGCGACGACGCGAGCGCGACTTTGCGCAGTCTGAATCGTGAACTTGGAGAGTCTGGCACGAAGATGACCGGGCTGTCCAAGACTGCGGATACGCTTCGGAAGAAGTTCGCAGGAGGGCAATTCTTCGGCTCGATTTTATCTGGAGTTGGGCTCGGATCGGGAATGCAGATTGCGAATACGATTACCGAGATGATTTCCAAGTCATTTCGCGAAGCGGCGGAAGTGGCGAAGATCATCGAGGACTCAAGCAAGGTTGCGCTAGATCACACCAGGCGCATGATGGCGCTGCGAAGAGGCGAGCTTACGGACGCCGAAAAGCTGGTTGATTTAGAGAAGCAGGCCAGAAGCGCCCGCGATGATTTCGATCGAGCGAATGCGCCTCAATTCAAGGAAAAGAATTTCCTCTCTGGGGATTACCTTGAGACCGTTACAAAAGGCCAGGTGCTCATTCCGAAAACGATCGAGCAGGAGAAGGAGATTAGTCAACTTCGCAAGGAGACAAACGATGCGGATTACGCGTTGTTGAAATTCAAAACGGATCAAGAAAAGAAGCTCACCTCGGAGCTTACGAAGCAGGCGGATATTTTGCGGGAAACATTCGCTACGGCGAATGTGGAATGGGATTCGATTATCGAAAAACAGAATCAGGCGAGGGCCGAACAGCCGGTCCTATCCGGGGAGGATCGCGATGCGCTGAGGAATTTCGCGACCAAACAATTGCCCGAGCAGCTCCGAGGCACGACAGTCGGCGGGCAGCAACAGCGCCGCCAGAATGCACCGCCACAGGGGGAAGCGCCTACGGCCACTCCACGGCAGGCGGGCGGCTTCGAGTCTGGCATTGCCAACACGATCGCGGGTATCGGGACCACGGCGCAACAGGTCGCTGGATTAGTCCAAGATACTATTGGAGCCGCGGTGCTCGGGATATCGGATGCAATTTACGGGTGGGTCACTGGTGCCATGGACTTTGTCGATGTTCTTCGCAACGTCGGCACGTCCGTCTTGCGGCAAACACTTGATGCGCTGGTCAACATCGGCGTGCAGCAGCTTATCAACGGCAATGCGGCGAAGTCCATTGCCATCGGATGGAAGGCGCTCACGTCCGGTCTTCGTGTTGCGGATACTGCCGAGACAATTGCGGCAGAAACCGCGAAGGCGCCAGTGCTGGCTGCCAATGCCGCGGCTGCATCAGCGGCGAGTTTCGGACTTTCAGCGGTGGTGGGCATCGCAGCATTGGCTTTGGCCCTTGGAGCGTTTGTGGGCATCTTGGTTTCAGGCGGATTTGCGGAAGGCGGATACACAGGCGCAGGCGGAAAGCACGAGATGGCAGGCATCGTGCATCGAGGGGAATACGTCATGCCTGCTGATGCGGTGGAACGTCTTGGGGTACGCAACTTGGAGTCAATGCGCTACGGTGGGCTTCCCTCTGCCATGGCAATGGCTCCGGCTTCCGGTGGTGGTGGTGGGCGCGGAGGTGCAACGGTGCTCGTCGATAACCGGCGCGAGGCAGATCGGTTCCGTCGCGGTTCACCGATGGAAACACAGATCGTTCAAGTAGTTCAGGCAAACCGCTATCGCATCGCAACCTAACCCATGCCCTTCGTATTCAAAGCAGCCGCAGGGAGCATCCCGGATTCTTACGCTATTGTCATTCCTCCCGACTGGTCTGATCCAGTCCGGCTGACGTATTCACTTTCCAGCGAACAGGCTGAAGGATTGACCGGCATTGAGTATCGAGTGCCGGGACATCGCTACCTGCGAGTGAAGCAGCAGTACGCGGCGAGCATGGAGGAGGCGGACGCGGCCTCGATGAGGGAAGCACTGTACTCGATGGGCGACGGTACGCGCGTTGCAGTTCCGCTCTGGCCCGATGTGTACGCTTCGTCGTGGATGCACGTCGGCCAGTATACTTTCTCCTACTCTGCGGCCGGTGCAGTGGCTTACATCGCAGGGTCAACCGGACCTTTTACTTACGCATATAATGGGCCGATGCTTTTTGGTCGGCTTGTGAATCGGCCAACGATCAGCCCGATTGGCGGGGCTCTTTGGCTCGTGGAAATTGAAGTGGAGGAGGATGCGCCGGACTTACTGCGCATCGAGCCAGCGGCCGGAGCCACGCCGTCGACCTTCGAGTGGGCGCCGGATTGGTCGAACGCGATCGAGGATGTATCACGCGACCAGATGCGGCCGGCCATGCTTGGACAAGGACGTGAGGTGGGTATGTCGGGTACAAACGGTTTTCCACGATGGGGCCAGCAAGCAGGCTTTACTTTCGATCAAAACGAGGCTGCTCGGTTGCTGCGATTCTGGGTAGGCAAGCGCGGTTCGTGCGACTCATTCACGTCCGATGCATGGGGGCAACCAGGCACGCCGACCAGCACGACGCCGGCAACATACACCTGTCGGTTCGATTCCGATACACTGTCACTTTCCTTCATCACGCCGGAAGTGATCGAGACGACCATTACGCTCTGGCAGGAAGCACCCGCGGTCACGCAGTCGGGCAGCGGTCGCACGATGCTGGCCGCGTTCACATGGGAGGGCGGCACGACTACGCGGCTCACTTCGTGGGAGCACACGCTCACCTACTCTGGGGATGACTACGCGCCGTCGAGGATCGAAAAGGCGCAGCTCAGAAAGACGATGTCGCCGCTTGGCGATGAGTGCGATATTGAGATCTGGTCAGAGGAGCCGGGAAACCCGATGCTCCCGCTTCTCGCGGGCGAGGCTGAACGCAAGCTCACCGTCACGATTGGAGAGGCAATCATCAATTCATCGGGAGTCGTTACGGCCTATGCGGAGACCTTCACTGGCACGATCCGATCGGTTGAGTTGAAGGGGGATACGCTGGTCGGCCGTGCGGCTGCATTCGGCGCTATCTTCGAGCGAAAGCTTCCCTCTTTTTTCATTCAGCAGGGGTGCAACTACGTTTTGTTTTCGGCGCCGTGCGGGCTTTCTTCGGCATCGTGGACAAAGACCGGGCCGATCGGTGGCACGCTTCCGAATACGACGGTGACTTTTACCCCGTCATCCGCGCCAACCGGAGCGTACAAAGACAAGTGGTTCGCTGGCGGGTGGCTGACGGTGACTGGAACGGACTCGTCGGAGAACCGCCGGGCCGTGCTTGATTGCTCCGAGGCTGCTGGAGTCTGGACTCTTAAACTCAATCGGCAACTTCCAGCAACCTGTAGCGGGCAAAGCGCTACGGTTTACCCTGGGTGCGATGGGAACTACACGACATGTAAGGACAAGTTCAGCAATGGGCTTCAATTTGGCGGGCATCCGTACACGCCGAGTTTCATTGCGACCTCAAGCGGCAACGGTACGAGCAACAAAGCAAAATGATTCCATACTACTCGACGCCCGAACGCATTGCCGTACTCGATTCTCAAGTACGGCTCTGGATGGGTACGCCGTTCCGTGCTGGTTCCGCAGTGTCAGGCCCATTCGGTGGCGTCGATTGCGTGGGATTGCAGGCCGCAATCCACACGGCGACGGGGGCAACGCAGGCAATCGAGATCCCGCGCAAGCCGCTGGACTGGCACCTGCACCACGACAATTCCGCGATCCTCGACTTTTTCAATGCGCCTGAAATTCGATCAAGGCTGCGGCGGGTGGAGTCGTATGAGGGATACCATCACGGCGACCTGATGGCGGTGCGCGTAGGGCTATGCGAGCACCACCTAGGGACATGGATTGATGACTCACGCGGCAAGCATCTCTTCCATGTTCCGATTGGGGCCACTGTACAACGCTGGCCGATTGGATCACCTCCGCTGGCTGGCAAGATTGCATCGGCTTGGAGGATCATGCAGCCATGAGTTTCGCAAACAAAGTAGAATCGCCAGCGCTGAATCCGACCACGCCAGATCGGCGCAACACGTACAGGGAGGCGGAGTCTCTGCCATTCGGGAATGGATACATGCGGCTGGCACCGAAGTGGATCACGGACCGATTCAACGATCACTGGTCAAACGGAAAGACGACCGGGCAGGCGTACTGTTCGGTGGCAGGAGTGCTCTGTCATGGCCCGATCCAGCACATTCGTGCGATCTACGTTGGCGGCGAAGGCGTAGGAGTCTTTGATGTTTCGCGACCGACGAACCCAGCTGATCCGGATTACTACTATACGACGATTGAGTTTGGAGGCGCTGATGCCGACCTTGGGGTGTCGAATAGAATGCGGTTCTACTGGGGCGACGAGGCACAGCCAGTGGACTCCTGGCTTGTGTCCACGACCGGACAGGATCATCCACCATACAAGGGGCAAACGCTGGTAATCTTTGAACGGCTCCACTGCGGGCAGGTGCAGGCAAACAGTCAGGCGCAGCCTTCCCTGCCGAATATCGAGTTTACGGTTTATCGCCTTCCATCGCCATCGATGCCTGCGGGGCTCAGGTTCCCCGCTGCGCTGCCTGGCGGAACGGCACAGTTTCGAGGGGTTAATATCGTATCGGGAATTTGGGACTTCCTTACGCACGCGCGCGGAGGTCTTGGACTGACAAGCGCGACGCTGGACCAAGCAGACTGGACGTCGAATGCCAGCAACATCGAGACGGGTGCCAAGCCAGCAGCAGGGCTTTATGGCGAGGAGGCGTACCTTTCTCCGCTGCTCACTGGCCAGCAGGATGCCGGCAAAGTCGTTCAGGATGCGCTCGAGTACATCGACGGATGGACCTACACTGAGGCAGGAAAGATCCGCATGGGATGGTTTCCAAACGACGGGACGATTCCGTCGCCGTTGCCGGAAATCTCCGAAGCGGACCACGTTGAGGCGCCATCGATCCGGACGGATTCGCTCTCGGAATCGCCATCCACGATCGTGGTGGAATTACTTGAGGGCGACAGTGGAGAGCTGGATTTGATCGATGCGATCGAAACCGCCCGGGTGCCTTTCATCCGCGAGATCGTAGGCACTTCGCCGGCCAAGAAATTGCAGCGGCCGTGGATCACCTCCCGTGACATTGGGGCGAGGTATGCGACGAGGGCGGCAGGGCTCGCAACCATCCCAGCCAAGAGCGGGGAATCGGTAGTGCGGCTCGATGCGGCCGTGCGGCTCGACGGAACTCCTCTGCGGATTGGCGACATCTTCGAGATGAACTACGCCCCCATGGGGGAGCTTGTGATTGCGCGGCTGGTTGAGCGGCTCGAAGATGAGACTACGGCGACGCTCCGATGGGAGCGTGAGCGCGGAACATCGTCGGTGCCATACGCGCCCGCGAGCGACGCTCGCGACAACTACGCGCTGCCTGATCCGCCAACGCCGGGCACGGGCGACTGGGCGATACTTGAGGCACCATCCGGACTGTCCGAGGTGGCAGCGGCGGTGATCCTCGCGCATCGACCAAGCGACGCTCTGGCCGGAATGCGTGCGTATCTGGATCTAGATGACAACTGGGCGACCGGCTCAACGCTTCTAGGCTTTCAGAGTTTCGCCGCCAAGGTCACGCTCGACGCGACAATCAACAGCAGCGTGGTGACGTGCGTACTTAACGGCACGGGCGTCGATGTCTCGCCCTTTCTTGGCAGCGGGTTTACGACGGTGGAACAGGATGACGACACGATGGTTCTGGTGATCGGAACCGAGTGGTTGTCTATCGGCACAATATCCTCCGCGGGCGTAGGCTCGTACAATGCGGGAATCAAGCGCGGGCGTTTGAGTTCAACGGCGGCGGGGCACACTGCGGCGGATGTGGGATGGTTGATCCGACGCGACCGGCTGACGCTCTGGACCAGCACAACATTCACCTCGCTATCGGATCGGTTCTTCAAGGTTGGATACTACCACGCCAAGGCGGATGGGACGTTGTCGGCATCGAAGCAAGTTACATTTGAGAACCGTGCTCCGAACCCGCCGACCAGCTTTGCGGCAACGTCGCTTCCGGGAGCGGTCAAACTTTCGTGGGTGGTTCCGACTGGCATCAATCTGTTCGGGTACCAGATTTACCAACACACGGCGAATACTTTGCCGGGATCGCCAAGCTACTTCGTCGCGCACGCAGGCAACACGTTTACGGCAACTGGGCTGACTGCTGCTGTTCCGTATTACTTTTGGATTGTGGCGCTGACAGACACAATCGGAGTGAGCTCGACAGTCGGCAGCGTCACGGCGACGCCGACAAGCGCATCGTCGGGGACCGACGCATACACGATAACCCAGACGATGCCGGCGCCGCAGGTACGATGCGATTCGGCAGGTACACCGATTGCGGGCGAGCTGACAACTCCAAGGGTCCAGACCACGTTTTCAGTGATGAAGGGTATTACGGCTTTAACTGGCGTGACTGGAACTCCCGGCTCTGGACAATTTCGCGTGCTGGCCAATGGCGCGGCGGTCAACTCAACGGCGACGTTCTCAACGGCTTACATCGAGTTGGATACTGTGTCATCAGATTCCGGGTACGTGCCATATAAAGTTGAGCTTGAAGGTACGGCTGTATTCGTCGTGGGTCAATGGCACTGGGTGAAGACTCTGGCTGGAGCAACCGGAACGGGAGGCTCAAGCGTCGCGCAGGTGCTGCTATATCGGAGATCTGTTTCGTCTCCCACGCTTCCGAGCACGACGGCAACCTACACTTTTGCCACTGGTGTTTTGACCGGGCATAATAACTCATGGACGCAGGCGATCCCTGCGGTTGATGGGAATCCTCTGTGGGTAACTGCGGCAAGCGCCAGCGCATCGACTGCTACGGATACAATCGCAAGCGGCGAGTGGGCTGCTACGGTTAAGATTTTAGAGGATGGAGCGGCGGGAGCCAACGGGCTGAACGTGGCCACAGCATGGCTATTTCAGCGGGCCGCATCGCCGCCAGCGGTGCCAGCATCGACACTGACTTTTACGTTCTCAACAGGGGGTTTGTCGGGCACGCTCGGGAGTTGGACTCAGGCTGTCCCGGGTGGCAGTAATCCGCTTTACGTTACGACTGCAACGGCATCGGCTACGTCTGCCACGGATACGATTGCAACCGGAGAGTGGGCGACGCCTCAGATCCACGCGCAGAACGGGGCCGATGGTTCCAACGGCACGAATGGAACCAACGGGGCTGGTTACGTGGGCACATCAACCACCTCGCTCGCAATCGGAACCGGCTCCAAGTCTTTCACCACTCAGACCGGGCTTGCCTACGTTGTCGGCCAACCGGCGCGACTGATCTATACGTCGGATACCGCGCAATTCATGGAGGGTCCGATCACGGCATACAACTCCGGAACCGGGGCCATGACAATCAACAGCGTGCTGTACGCTGGCAGCGGAACGTACTCAGCTTGGACGCTGGCAGTGATAGGCCAGAGCGGAGTGGGTGCGGTCAACGGAGGCGTCTATGTTTCTGGCGGCACCTATTACGCCAACACGGTAACTACCAGTATCGTGTATGTTGGTACGACGCCATACCGAGCAGTCAACCCAGCGAAGAACGGGCTGACGACGTGGGGCACGCCGGGATCTTCATCCGATTGGGTGGCGGCGGACGCGAGCTTCAAGTTCTTGGCGGCCGGGATTGCGTTGATCGATAACGCTACGATCAACAAAACGCTCATCATGGGCGATGGGGCAACGGCAGATGCAGGCATCATCCGCTCGGCGGGAGCAA